AGAATTTTTTACTAAATTAGTAAAATTTGGGTTTATTGTTTTATATAAAACAGCGCCCAAAGAGATATTGAAGGGTTCTTTAATAGTTTTAACCTCTTCTTCCCCCATCAACTCGCTAGACCCAAACCTGCTGTAACCAGCAGAAACAATGTGACCAACAATCTTTTGTTTATCATGCTCTATATTTGTAGGCTTATGAATAAACTTGTCAGTGTATTTTATGGCTGTAGATGTGTCCATCCCATCACCATTTTTATTAAATTGATTAATTACCGCAGCATTAAATGCTACACCCATCAAATCTACGTTTTCATCGTAGTTGATGTTGTCAGGCACTAAAGGCGCTAGATTCTCCAAAGAAGCTTTAGAAATCAAAGAAGCCTCGCTAATTTCGCAAGAAATTAAAGGAGCTTGGAACGTGGTTGTGTATTTATACTCCATCGCTATATTTTTTAGCGGCGATGTCTGTGAGCATTTGGGCATAAGTCATTTTAGGTTTTATTTTCTTTTTATCTTTATCCTTATGCATGCTTTTAGACTCTTTCTTTTTCATGTCTCCACCGCCATATCCTGCATCAGACTTTTTCTTCTTTTTGCGGAGCATTTCGAAATCTTCCTTACTGACTTTGCCATCTTTGTTCTGGTCTAAACCAGACTTCTGTTTATCAGACATTTCAGCTTTCATCTTCTTTTTACCATCTTTATAGCCAGCCTTCATCTTTTCTTCAGAATCTTTGTCGAACTTCATGTCTTTTTTAAGATCCTTTTTTTCAGCATCTTTTTTCTCTGAAGGAGCGCCTTTATCGAGCTTTTTCATTTTACTCTTGTCATCCTTAACAGCATCTTTTTCATGTTCGACCTTTTCTTTTTTATTGTCTTTTTTGAGTTCTTTAGTATCAATCTTATCATACTGCTTCTTTGTCATTGCAGCTTCGATCTCTTCTGAAGAAATAGATACTTCAATTTCTGTAGACTTAAAATTATTTTTTTTCATGGCTGTGATATAAAATTGCGGCTGGGTAAGTTTCTAAAGTATGTTGAGCTGAAATATCTAAAACTTCTTTTAAAGTGTCTAAATTTTCAATTTCGTTAAAGTCTTTTACACAAGATTCTAACGTTTCGCCCCAATATTCTTTATTATGGGAACAAACGATTGATTCACATAAATTTGATACCATCTCTTCTTGGGCTTCACTAAGCTTAGAAACTTTAAGATGAGATATCATTTTATCCTTTGCATCATGAACAAAGCTGTCTATATCATAAATAGTTTTTTGTATATTTGATCTAGAATATTTAGCATTAGCCAAGGGGATGTCAGTTGTTCCTTCTGGCCTACCCGCTTCTTTTCTAGGCCCACTAGCTTTATCATCTGGAGAATATACAGGCACTCCACCCACAATTGGGTTGTAGTAACCTTTTTCTCTATCTTCCAAGAAGTCTTGTTGTGCAGAGTCTAATTGATCTGGCTCTGGGAATTTACCATTATGGAACATTTCCATTCCTTGCTCTGGAGTAATAATTCCAAGCTCCATAAGCCTTGTAGATGCTCTCATTAGCTGCACCTCATCTCTCATATCAATGTCCTTCATCTTAGCTTCTGGCCATGAGCGGAACCCTAAGTCTTTAGCTATTCTTTTAATCTCTTTATTTAAGAAGTCATTTAAAAATCCATATCTGGACTCCTGTAGCCTATCGATGAATATTTGAGCCTTTACTTGGGTAGAATTAAACTTCTCTTCTCCGACCACAATGTTCTGCAACCCTTGCTTGATATCCTCGTTGAGTATTTGATATTTTTGAGGGCCAAGGACTAAGTTTAGTTCAGGAATAATAAATTCTGCTTTTGTCGTGTAATCAGAAACCAACACTCGCCCGACACTCTCGTTTTTAAACAAGTTTTGCATAGCAGCCATGTTATTTGGGTTTACCCCTCCTTTTTCTGGATCAGCACCCATAGTGATAAGTAAAATAACATTCTCTACAGTTCTAGTGATGGCTTGGTCCATTTTCTTCAACTCCATCTTGGCGTTGATATCTTCAAGAACAGGGAAGCCGAAAGGAACCGCAAATGGCTCATAGTCTTGTTTTTTATAAAAAGAGTAAGATAACCTTTTAGGGTCTAAGTTTATTTTAATACCTTTATTACTATAAGATCCATTATTAATAGAATCTTTAATCTCTGGGTCTAAAGCTTCAAATATAGCTAAATCTTCTTCTGTTTGAGGACTTCCAAGTCTCGCTATCTCATATTCAGATAATACCTTTTGGTATACACCCCCGTTAGTAAATGTAGTTGATCTTCTAGCAATAACATCATAAGGATTTAGAAGAATATATTTTAAAGGAACTTTATTGGCGGTCGCTCCGATATTTCCTACTTGATTAATTAATCTAGCATAATCGTCTGCTTTAAATTTGCCATCAATTCTATATAAAAAGATATTACCACTTCTGTAATATTCTCTAAAATATTGATCCTTAAGCCCTATAATGTTAACTTTTTTAAACCACTCGTAAAAAAACTCTCTGCTCTTTTTGCTGCCCCCTTCTAAGTAAATATCAGTGTTTGTGAACTCTGACATTATATCAATTGCGTTTCTAAATACAGCTACATTACAATAAGCTTTTTGGCACAGCTCAATAGCATCTCTACAAGTAACTCCATCAGAACCATACTCATAAGGCAGTAATCCCCTACGGATACTTGAGAACCTTTCTTTTTGAGTTACATAAGCAGATCTGTTTGTTCTAGACCCACTGAAAGTGCTTGTGGAAGCTCCTTGCCTTCTAGCTTCAGATGTAGAACTATAAGATGCATCGGAAGTATAAAAAGGTTCTCCTAAAAGTTCTGGAGAAGGTTCTTCTCCGATAGTCTGTGATGGGTGAGTGAATTTATCCCAATAATCAGAGCGCTTGGTGTATTTTCTTTTAGCCATAAATATAATTTATCTTACACGACAAAGTTAACTTTCAACTTTTTAAAGTTAAGAAATAAACATTGGAGTGAAAGTTGTTTGAGTATCAGAGATATCATCAGACTCCATGTCATAAAAAACATTCATCATCCAATTACCTAACACCAAAGCTGAATAAGAGTCTTTTCTAGCTTTATCAGCCCCACTTTGTTTTCTCAAATTACGTGGTAAATCAAAACTTTGCGTACCTTGGGCAGAAGTTGTAATTTGCACTAAAGCACACTGAACTTTGATTAAATCCATCATATCTTTTTGGTGCTCTACAAAATCAATCATTCTAGCTCCTTTACCCCCTTTGTCATTATTATCACCTTTAATGAACTTCAAATCATCTATCGGGACTCTAGATTTCCTTTGATTATTATAATCGTCATTCATAGCCGCTCCCGCGAAAAATATTCTTTTATGATCGAATGCTGATTGTAAAGATTCGTTAGCTAGCCTGATCCATGCCGAAGTCGGCTTTCTAAGAAACACAAATTTCTTTTCTGACTTATTATATTGATTTTTAAGCCTTCTTAAGTTTTTATCGTAATCTTTAGATTTATCTAGATCAGCTTCTATAACCCCAAGTTTTAAATTTTTCTTTTTAAATATCTCACTTTCATTACAAGAGTTAATGAATTGAACACCTCCGTTATAATCCCCGACTACAGCAGTTACGTTGAAATGAGTCAGGACGTAAGACATGTATTTTATATGTGTTCTTAAGTTCGCTCCAGAAAGAGCATAACTGTGGACAACAGTTCCTTTTCTTGTATCACGATTTAATTTTAATAATAACATCGCAAAATCATCTGAACTTTCGCTTTCCGACCAAGAGGGGTCAAAGGCTAAAATGTATTCATCTTTAGTATTACCAACAACCTCCACGCACTGACCATCTCCATCTGCTATAGTACAAGCCGCCATTTTACTGACTTTGAAGTATCCAGAACTATCATCTGTGAATATAGCACCAAACTCCCTGTTAAACTGGGAGTCGCTCATGGTAGACTTAGATTGGTTGATTAAGTTTCGATCATATAGCTGATCGGGAGCGCAATCATAACTAAAATGCATAATTGTCCTATGCGCCCCATCTTGCTTGTTCTTGTTTAAGATAAGAGCTTCGTATTGTTGATAAATTTTGTAAAGGTATTCGAATTTATAAGAGGCTGAAGACAAACCAATAATTTTGTTGTTCGGCCACCTCTTTCGTTCTTCCTCTTTCATTTTACCCTTTTCTATCATCTGCGTCTCTAAATCATAAACCTCTTGACGCTCTGTAGGGTTTTCTACAACAGACAAGAAGGGGATAATAACTTCATTGTAAATTTTTTCAGGCATCAACAACAACTCATCAATAATCATCCTTTGAAATCGGAAACCCCGCAACTTCTCTCCATCACCTAATGGTAAAGCTCTTATACTGCTTCTACCTATCTCCATGACCCACTCATCATTCATTTTCGATGTTCTAGTGATACATTGAGAAAAGAAGGCTGCTTTAGGACTTTTAGCTATATCTTCAATTTTTTTGAAAATCATTTTAGACTGTCTGAAAGACTTAGACAAAATACCTATCTGGACCCCCTGATTTAAAATAGCGTCTAATAGCGCGAAAACGCCCGTAGAGAAGCTTTTGGACATTCCTCGACTCCATATCCCCAAAAAGTAATCTGACTCCATCATCGCTTTAATAGCCATATGCTGGAAAGGGAATAATTTTACCCCCGTAAACAATTCACAAGCAAAAGAAGGATTTTCCCTCAAGAATTTATAAAGCAAAACTTTCGCTTCAGTTTCCTCTATAAAACCCTCTTTTTCTAGAATGTGTTTGTTTATATCCTTGTACTCTCGGTGTAGTTTCTGTTTTCCTGTTTCCCAAGCCATCTTTTTTTAATTGTTTGTCCCAAAAATATTGCAGGTCCACTCCCCAGAGCTTCGTGCCTAAAACAAGAATTTTAGGAATTAGTTCTTCGCTTTTTTCTCTAGACCCACTAAATACAAATTGGCAGCAGTCTGTATACTCTGCTTGTATTTCACGCATCCTATGATAAACATAATCTAATTTAAATTTTTTGTATACCTGTTTATTAACAGCCCACATTTGGTCAAAAGCTGTTTCTATCACTATAAACAAGTAACAACCCGTAGATCTACACCTATCTAACTCTTTTATAAAACGATTGTAGCCATTTGTTACAGTAGAGCAAAAATCCTGGTAAGACTTCCTATCCACGAATGTATAGTCATATAAATCGCCCCCCACTGCATAATCCCCGACATCAAGCTTCAACAACTTAGAATTGGTGAAATGCAGGGGCTTCTGCTCTCTGGTATCTACCAGTATTGGTGTATCTGAATAATCTTTGTTGAATTGCTTTGGTAGAGGTTCAGAAAGCATGGGCTTCATGTCTAACTGTTTACATGTCTCTTTGTAGCTGCCGAAGATCTGTTTACACAGATCTATGTCTGGCAGATTGCTAGTGAGTAGGTAAGTGGACGGGGGTCCAGACGAAACTGCTTTGGAGAGGAATTTTTTGTTTAAAGATGCGACGATGAAATCTTTGACTTCCTCCTTTGGTGCTTGAAGACACCATTTTTTCATATTTCTTTTATTTATAAAATCTGTAGCGAAATACTGTTTATAATTTTTAAAAGGTATTAACTCTCCAGTTAACTTGTCTTTTCTTCCATAATTCTCTACGTAGTAATCTCCCAGCAGTTTACCGTGCTTTCTCATGTGAGAATGCAGTCCTTTTAAGGAATCAAATGAGTCCCCACATATTTTACATTTATATGACATCTTCTTGCCCGATTCCCAATACTCTTGCTTTCCATTCTGCCATTCCCTCTAATCTTTCTGCCTCTTTCTTTATGGCCTCTTTTTGCATCTCTGCAATTCTGATCATTGTTTCTCTTTCTTCCTCTTCTTGAAAAAGTTGCACTATAGATAGAAATGAAGCATTTTCTTTATTTAACTTCTTCATCCTCTCGCTTCTGTCTCCCTGAAGTTTCTTGGTCAGGTTCTCGATGCGAGTTTCGCACTGATGATACTCCCCACTCTTAGCTTTAATGATTTCAGCCAACCTGATAGACATTTCTTGCTGCTCATCAGCATCATCGAACATACTATTGAGTTTGTTCAGGTGGGCGCTTATTACTTCTAAATTTATTACTTCTTTGCAGACATTTAAATACAAATTAATTTCGTCTGCTGTTAGATCTGGCTTGTCCCAAGTTAGTCGCGTGAATTCATGCTCGAACAATACTCGGTCTTCTTGATTTAAATAATTGTTAATAATTTTTAAAAATCTTGAATTAGAAAAGTTGACTCCAAGCTTTTCTGCACAAACTTGCTTTTGCCTGTTAAGTTTTGATTCATCTAACCGCAGACCAGTGGCATCATTGATTTTTTTGATGATTCGTGATGAAGACTTCGGTGCAATGTATGAATTGAGAGCGCCTGAATCTTGAGAAGGTAAAATGTCAGGATTTACCTCTCTAATTTGAGATAAGACAGCTCTTTGCTCATTACTCAAAGGTCTGACAGATCTAGATGGAAAAACTATGCGAGCTATCTCTAAAGAAGATAATCCTTCTCCAGCTTGTTGAATTATAAAATCTTTTTGCTCTTTTGTGAATTCTATGGTCTCGGTAGGGATTCTCGCTGTAGTTTTAAAATTTATAGAATTTTCTACTAGAAATTTCCTTACAGCCCTACCCTCTTTAGACCTTCCGTCTAAAGAATCATCTTTGAAACACTGCTTCGTCAAATCAATTAGGTCTGGGATCTTTAATGCATTCTCCCTTAAAAAATCCTTCTGTTCTTTAGTTAGATCCATCACTTATAATATCTTGGTCCTTAAGTATTTCTATAGCTACCTGTAGGAACTTCTTTTTTAAATTTTTTACTTGTCTATACCCAAGCTTCCTTTTTTGAGCAGAAATTTTATAACCCATAAACTTAGCTACGTCTTCTTCGCTACTTTTATCAAAATACAGCATTCTATACGCAGAATAATGAATTTTACTCAAACGGATCTTCATTTGCCCATTTAATCTTTCTAGAGATACAGAAAAATTAAAATCTAGATATTGTTTACTTTTTACTTCTTTTACAAAGTCTTCGGTAGACAAAGGGAGCTTAACTTCTAAAGCTAATTTTTTAGTTTTTTCCCATTTTTGACATATAGGGCAAGTTGATGAATCATGATCTGGCTCATTCTGCTGGGGACAAGGATTAACATAATTGCCGTAGTGATTTCTCACTAGGTTTCTTATTTGATTGGATATTATTCTACCAATCCAAGGTTCAAGAGGTCTTTCTTGATCCCACATGTGCCATTTCTTAGAAATGTGCAATTTGATGATTTGCTGAACATCGTCGAAGTCGAACCATTTTACAGCGTTAAGTCTCCACTTATATTGCTGTTTTTTAATCGCTAAGTCAATTACTTCAGAAAAGTCTTCATATGTATATTCACCCTTCTTTTTTCTTTTCATCAATAAATTCATTAATAGATCTAGCCCTCTTAGCCCGACCCTGATCGGATTTAGTTGACTCGCCTATCAATGAACCAAAAGTCAAAGGACTTTTGTCAGACGCTTGTACTTCGACTTCGAAATTCGAAATTGTAGGGACGCTCTCTGCATCTGTCTCGTCTTGAGAAATAACTACAGATTTTTCTAGTGCAGGCATACCTGCTGAAGTGTTGGTTGAAGTTGTAGAAGCTAAAGAGTTTAATTGTATACCACACTTCCCGCAAAAATTAGGTTTTGCATTAGCATAAGAAAGTTTAGCACCGCAACTGTGACAAAATAGATGAGCCATACTATATATTTATATAATTAAAATTAATTTTTTCAAAAAAAAGAAAACAAGGTTTGTGTCTTTTATGTTTGTAGCAGTTCGCCGCTTGCGCGTAACACTTTTCTTGCTTTAATATATCATATTACACTTTCGTGCCTTTTTCTAACTTGGAAATGATAAATTTTAATATTTTGCTTCTAACAATATCGTCCTTAGTAAATGAAAAACAATTAATACCGTTACTTCTTGATTCATCATCAGAAAATATATCGAACATATCTTTAAACCCAGTTTTACCATTAATGTCGCTCTGCATAAAGTCTCCGCATATACACAACTTAGTATCTTCTCCGATACGAGTTATCAAAGTGGTTAATTCTTTAAATGTAAAGTTTTGGGCTTCATCGGCCACAATCAACTTATTGTTCCAGTTAGCGCCCCTCAAAAAGTTTATAGGTATAGCTGATACTCTTTCTTTTTGTTTTAAGAACGCAGTGTCGCCTTCATGTATTATTTCTTCAAGTTTATCATATAGAGGCAAAGTGAAAGGGTTAAACTTTTCAGACATATCTCCAGGAAGACTCCCTAATCCTTTATCTGCGCTTTCTACAATGCTTCGGATGTAAAGAAGGTCTTTCTCGTTATCTTCAGCCATTAAACGTAAACAACCGTATAAAGACATGTATGTTTTACTAGAACCTGCTGGACCAGACACAAACATAATTTTTACTTGAGGATCTAGCAGGGTCGCTAGAAATTTGCGTTGGTTCGGGGTGAACTTAAATTTCCTCTCTTTGAATTTAATAGAGAAGAATGTATGAGGCTCTAGACGAAAATTAGACAATTTTTTAAGTGCCATATGTAATATACATTACACTGAAATTATAATTTAACCTGTTTAATTGTAGCGCTTGTTGCTAAAGTCTCTCCTCCTTGCGTAGAAAAGGACTCATTTAACAATCGAGATCCAATGTCAAAATAAATTAAATCCTTAGTTTCTTCCATAACTATAGTTCCACCTATACCGCAAAGATTAACTATCAAAGGGGTTGTCAAACGATCTCCACTAAAATCTATTAGATTTTGTAATCCAGTAGAATTAATGCTTATTTCTTCTTCAACGCCATCCAGAAGCATTTCGGAAGCGTTTATAGAACCAATACCATAAACTGGAGTTCTGTTATAACTCCTCTTAAAACTTATTTGGCTTTGAGTATCATTTAGAACATTTGTAGGAGCAGATCTAAAACTGCAAGTGTGACCATAAGCTACATCTTCGCTCTTCCAAGGAATTATGCCGCTTATCCCGTAAGGATTAGAATCTCCAGTAATTTGACTTTCAATCGCAGGTTCTAAAGAAATAAAATTAACTTTAAGTGTCACAGGGGCAAACGGAACAATGTCTACAGATACATCTTTAGCATAACATTTATCATAAATAATATCTCCTAATTTAATTGTTAAGAAGTCTTGTTGTTTTTCATCTTTTAAAAAATCAAACCCATGAAGCATCCCTGTGTGAAATATAGAATCGATAGATATATCAGCAGTAAGAGCATTGTTGTAGTTAAACTGATCAACACTCCCAGATATTGATTTACCCTGTTTACGGTTGGGGCTATGATTTGTATTGTAATTTACACTGGCTTGAGTGGCAGGTATATAACCGCTAACCTCGTTAGGGATAACACTCGTCCCAGCAATACCGAGATAAACAGGAAACTCACTATAAGATAAACTCATTTGTTTAATTTACACAATTTTACTGATTACCAACTACCATAAGGCCAAAATTTGCCGTAGCATATGATATCCAGATCACACCCCAACCATATTCCTTCTTCATGAAATACGCCACAGCCACAACCCCATACATCAATCCCGCC